ATTTTCTATAAATATTATATAATAATTTTTTTAAAATTTCAAGCTTCATATGTAATTAGCTTATCTGAATAGGGTAAACTCTAGATCCAATTACAAAATTGATGCCACTAAGATAATTTATGATTACATCTTTGGAAGAAAATATTTCTAAGCACTTCATAATTTAAAGTTACCGTTCTTGTTTGTAACCATCCATTAGGAAGCCATCTTATTAATTCTTTCCAATAACGTTTGTCTTTTGTCTATAAATATAATTGACGAAGCTGCTCTAAGTCATTAATAAGACTTGATACTCTTAGTCCTAAATGAACATCATCTATTAAATCCAAATTACTATTATAATCATCTAATTCAAAACACTATAATGTAATTGGAGTACTTGCTAGTTTGTGCATCGTTGAAGTAGAGTTTGCAACAGTGCCAACTTTATATGTATCAAATTCTTTCCCATTTGTGGACTATCTTTTACTCTTATAATATAAGAGGACACCATTTCGATTTTCATAGACTTCGTTTCCTAAAATCTAGCTACGTATCAATAGTAACTCTACTCCCCTGCCCAAAAGGCTTAGGGGATAGTCTCTACAGGTTTTAATTATATTAAATCTTTTAGGTCATAAGATTGATTATATTTTATTATTTTTAATTCAATATTATTATTTTTACAATATTCTATTTTTCTTTTGTCATTTTCAATTAAAGTTTTATATTCTAAACCCCATTTTCCTTGTGGCTTTTCATAATGTTGTAATCCATTATACTCAATTAAATGAGATAATTTTCCATTTTTAAAAATAGCAAAATCAAATCTTAAAATATCACCATTCATTCCTTTTAAATTTGGAAAAGTATATTGAGTAGAAAATTCAATATTATTTTCTAATAACATTTTTGTTATTTTTTGTTCATTATAAGAATGAATACAGCCACAAGACTTAACCTTGCCTTCTCTTATATGGTATCCAGCTGTGACAAATTGTTTTCCACATATTTTACAAATGCAATTCCAATAAGCATAGCCTTTTTCATCTGATCTTGCCTTAGATAAAACTTTAATTCCTTCATTTTCAAATCCTGTCATATCGACAGTATTTAAACTGGCTTTTTGTTTTTGTAAACAACCACAACTTCGAGTATGACCACTATTTAAATTACGAGTATCTACAATTACTTCATTACCACAGTCACATCTACACTTCCATTTTCCACCTTTTATATATTCATAAGGTGTTAAATAAGTAAATTTTTTTCCTGTTAAATCTACTCTTGGTTTTGATTGTCTAGTTTGTTTAATTTTTTCCATTAGATTTTCTCCTTTTTTATTTTTTCTATTATTAAATAAAAAGTATCTAAATCTAATTTTAAAATTTGACCCTAAATTTAATAAAATTATTTTCCCACGGGATTCCAATGGGTGGTTCCCCGTTAGCTATTATTTAAATAATAACCCTTACCGATAAGTAAGAAAAGTGTTTCATTGGCAGAAAGAATTTAATCTTAATACCAATATAATGGAGCTGTTATATCAACAGACACCATAATCTGACGTAAGAATTTTCTATCACTAACTCCCGCCTTAATCATTCTCATAGCTAAATCTAAATCTCTTGGTCCCAAATGATAAAAAGAGCCTGTCATATCCCAATAGCTATCTGATTTATCCCAACTATTCATTGGATTACGAAGCCCGCGGAAAGCACCCTAAAAATTCATAACCTAAGTTTTTGCAAATTTCATTTTTTAATCCCCACATTACTGTTATATCCGTAAGTATCAGCCTGAAAGAGTTTGATAAAATATCTCTCTCTTTCGTTTAATTCGTTTTGTTTGCACTATGAAAGTAATTCGAAAGTAAAATTTTCAAGACCTTCTGACTGAATTGCTTTATATAATTTATTTCCAGGAGGAGTATCTATTCCTAATCCTGCTTTACAGTGTTCACACCATCTTTTATATATATCAACACTTTGTCCCACATAACATTCTTGGGTTTTTATATTTGTAATTTTGTAAATACCCATTTTTGTTTTATCTTGTAAAATAATAGGGAACTTTACTTTGGCAAGAGGCTGCCAAAATGTTTGCCATATAAGCATAGAAAGAACTCTTGGCTTTCTTAATTCTTTTTTAATTTCCTCAAGTTCTTTAATTTCAATTAATTCTGAATCAGAAGGTATTAAGCGATAATCATCTATTTTATCTTTTTGTTCTTTCTGCTTTAACAGTACAGCTTTTGCTGCTTTTTCAGTCTAAACTAAAGATTCAAGCCTTTCTTCTGCTGTATTAATTTTTTCATCAACAGCTCGTAAATCAAAAGTTCTACTGTTTAATATATCAAGATACCACTAATCTATTTGAGAAGCTTTATTTTCAAGCTATTTTCGTTCTTGGTCTAATTTATATTTCCAAGTTAAAAGAACCGCAGTAAAGATAATACAACTAAGCATAAATAATACTTCTAATAACATTGTAAAAAATTAACTGGATTGTTGCCAATCCAGTTACCTTTCTCTTAATTACGCTTCATAATTGTATGTTCTTCCATAATCAGTGAAACGAATAAAATTAACTGACTTGTGAGTAACTTTTCCATTCTCATCTTCGATTTGAATTTCGCCAGGGACTCTTTCCATAAGAGGCTTAACTTCCTTTACAGGCTTTCCATCGATCTCTTCACCTGTAGGTTCCTTATGATTTGTAAAGGCAGAAGTCAATGTACCATTTACGCTTCTTGGACCAAAACCTGCAGCATCTCCACCAAGTGCCTCTGAAATGTCAGTGTAAGTAATGTTTTCATCTTCATGTGCTTCCACATATGCCTTAATCTTTAAGGCTTTTTCACTAAATTTTCCCATAATTTTATTCTCCTTATTTTTCCTTTTTATCTAAGTTTACTAAAGTTAAATGTTTATTCATTTACTTTTTTATCATATTTATTATATCAAAAATTTTTCAATAAATCAAATTATTAATAACGAGAAATCTTCTTCCGTAATAATAGGAATATTTAATTCTTTTGCTTTCTTATTTTTACTTGAAGTTGATTCTATATCATTATTAATAAGATAAGAAGTATTTTTACTCACAGAATCTGTTACTTTTCCACCATTTTGTTCAATAACGGATTTTAATTCATTTCTATTTTTATATGTTTTTAATTTCCCAGTGATTACAAATACTTTTCCATCAAGTTTTGTTTTGGTAGCGGGAATAGATAAAATAACTGCCGGCCGCATTTCTGTAATATAATTATCAAATATATTATCAGCTTCAGTATAATCAAAGGAACAAAGAATTTCAATCATAACTTCTCCTATTCCTTTAATATCATATAAACTTTTATCTACTTCACTTACAGCTTCTCTGAACTTGTCATATGTACCATATACTCTAACCAATTCCTCAGACGCTACCTTGCCAATCTGCGGGATACCGATCGCCGCAATAAATTTAGCTGTAGGACATTTCTTACTTTCTTCTATTGCATTAAGTATTTTATCAACTGAAGCAATTCCAAAACCAGATTTATCAATCCATTCTATTCTATGCTCTTGTAATTTAAAAATATCTTCTAAGGAATTAATCCATCCCCAATCAATTAATTTTTCAAGAGTTTTCTTTGAAAGACCTTTAATATCTAATCCCTTTTTCCCACAGAAATGGTCAAGTCTATTAATTAATTTCCCATTACAATTTGGATTAGTGCAATAAAGAACTTCACTTTCATTGTCTTTTCTTATCTCGGTAGGTTCTCCACAATAAGGACAAATATTTGGTATATTAAAAGTTGGAACATTATTAGGATTATTAGTTTGAACACTAGCAACCTGAGGAATAATTTGATTGGCGCGGTATATAAATACTCTTTGACCGGGGTATGCTTCTCCCATAGTATCTTTCATAATGCTAATATTATGAAGGCTAGCTCTATTACATATAGAACCTTCAATGTCTATATCATTATAAATTAGAACAGGAGTTAATTGTCCACTTCTACCCATTGTCCATTCAATATCCTTAACTTCCGTTTCATATTCTTCATCATAAAATTTATAAGCTAAACCACCCTTAAAATGGTGATCCGTACGACCTGCCGCCTCATATTCAGCTATATTGTCATATTTAAAAACGACTCCATCAATAGGATATGAATATTTCTTACATTCAGCTTTTATGAGGTCTATTGCTCCTTCAATATAATCAACACTATCTCCAGTAAAATAAGGAACTACTTTAAAATTAGATTCTGTTAAATAAAAAAGTTTTAAACATAAAGTTTGTGTATGTTCAGAATAGTTATAAAGATGGTTGTTATAAAAATCATCCCATGCAACAAAAGTTAAATTTCTATTTTTACATTCTTTAGAATCAAGAAGTCTAATACTTCCACTTGCAAAATTTCTTGGATTTTTATATTTTTCTTTAAAAGGTTCAAAATCTTTGTAAGTACAGATAATTTCTCCATCTACAATAAATTCATCACCTTCTTCAAATGGAATCCGTTTAGGAATGGAAGGAATTATCATAGCATTATGAGTAATATCTTCCCCTTCTATTCCATTTCCTCTTGTTTCCGCTCTAACTAATTTTCCTTCTTTATAAGTAAGAGAACAGCTTAAACCATCCATCTTAGCCATAGCAATCCATCGTTTTTTACCAATAAAAGATTTTATATCATTTAAAGACTTAGTTTTATCAAGAGAAAGCATAGGATGGTTATGTTTAACCTTTTTAAGTTCTGAAACTTTCTTATATATAATTTTTTGAGTAGGTGAATTAGGAAGAGTATATCCTAATTCTTTTTCTAATTCTTTTAATTCATAATATAGCTCATCCCATTTTTCATCTGAAATATAAGGTTTACCTTCATCATAGGCTTCTGTTGTAGCATTTAAAAAATCAACAAGCCTTTCCATTCTACCTTCTAAAAAACTCATAATCTCACTCCATTCATTTCTACTTTTTTTTCAATAGTAGCTCTATGCGCTGTAGTTATTTTTGATATACATCCATCCTGAATTAAATTTTTTAAATTACAAGGAAGATACCCATAAATATTTGGAACTAAATTTAAATGATATTTATCATTATATGCAGTACCGTTATGGTCATGTCCATGAATATTAAAACATACAGGCTCCCAAAAGCCAAAGGTAATATTTAGTGGCTCATGTGAAAGAACAATTTTTTCAGCTATCCATAGCGGGCCTGTATATACTTCATCAAAATACTGTTTCATTTGAGTAGGGTTTTTATCATGATTTCCCATTAATAATACTTTGTAACATTTTAATTGATTCATCCATTCTGGATTGCCTACATCTCCTAAATGTATTAAAGTATCGTTTTTATGACAACGATTTTTTAATCTATCTATTTGAACTTCTTCTGAAAAATCATATCCCATAATCTCTCTATCTGGATCATCAAAGTGTGTATCAGAGATAAGATACACACTTCCTTTTTCAGACCAGTGCTGAAATGGTTTATATAAAGTTTCTATCATATCTTACCTCCTTACACAACAATAGCAGATTCTACCTGACTTCTTTCAATAATTTTAGTTCCTCCACCTAATTTACCCTGAACAGAAATCTCCTTGACAGGAACACAGATAGAATTTGGTTTACCAGCAACTAAAATTAAATCATTTTCTGAAGCAGAAAGTGCGGCCGCCACATAGTCATCAGGGTCTAGTTTAAGTGCGACAGCACCCTTGCCTCCACGATTCTGTAAAGCGAAGTCCGCAGGCGTCATTCGTTTACCTTTTCCTTTTGAAGTAATTAAAATAATAGAATCATTTTTAGAAGTAAGGTTTATAACTCCTGTTATTCCATCACCTTCTGTTAAATTAATTCCTTTAACCCCGCTAGTTAATCTACCAATAGGTTTAATATCTGCAAAAGTAAATTTAATTGAATACCCTTTTTCAGTTATTAGAATAACTTTTTCATCATCATTCATGAAACGAACTGCTGCTAGCTCATCATTGTCTTTCAATTTAATTGCTTGAATACCAGTAGTCTTTTTAGTATTTGCGTATTCTTCAAATTTTGTCTTTTTTACAAGACCATTTTTAGTAAAGAATACTACATAATCGGCTGGTTTATTATCTTTAGCAGATGCAATTTCTTGAATAATTTCTTTATCATCAAGATTTAAAAGAGATCTTAGACTTATTCCTCTTGATGTATTAGTTCCCTCAGGAATTTTATCTACTCCTAATCGATACATCTTTCCAGCAGAAGAAAAGACCATAAGAGTGTTCATAGTGTTAGTTGAAAGCATCATGTAAGTAGATTCATTTGCTGCTTTAACACCTACTCCTTTACGATGTTGTGCTTTAAAATTCTTTTTAGGAATACGCTTTATTTCTTGTAAATTATTCATTATAACTACAACATCTTCAGGTATAATATCAATCTTTTCTTTTTCTTCTTTTGTTGTTTCAATTTGGGCAAGTTCTGTTCTACGAGCATCCCCATACTTATTTACTAATCCTTGCAAACGAACTTTTAATATATCAATTTGTTCATCTTGGCTATCTAAAATTTGATGAAGCATAAAGATTTTATTATTTAAATCTTCTGCTTCTTTATTTAATTCTATTTTTTCCAGTTTAGCAAGAGAAGATAATCTCATCGCAAGTATTGCTTTAGCCTGGTTTTCTGTAAAATTGTATTTAGCTATAAGATTAACTTTAGCGGCTGCCGCACTCTCAGACGCTTTAATTAATGCAATTATATTATCAATATCTTCAAGTGCTTTAAGTAATCCATTAACAATTTCCAATCTTGCTTCTGCTTTTGCTAAATCAAAATTACATTCTTTAACAATACAATCAAGATTATGATCAACATAAATTTTAATTGCATCTTCAAGGTTTAATTCCGTAGGAGTTTTATCTATTAATGCAACTTGATTGTAACTGAAAGAAGATTGAAAATTAGTTTTATTATATAATTTTGCAACAATAGAAGAAGGGTTAACACCTTTTTCACAAGTTATGACAATTCTAATCTTCTTAGAACTTTCATCATGTATATCTGAAATACCTTCAATTTCTTTATCTTCACAAGCTTTGCCTACTTGTGCTATTAATCCTTCTATTGTTTCTCCATAAGGTATTTCATAAAAAATAATCTTATTTCCTTCAATATTATATCTGGCTTGAATTTTAACTGTTCCATGACCAGTTTTCATAATCTTAGGAATATCATCTTTATTAATTATTAATCCACCCGTCGGAAAATCAGGACCATCCAACATAGGAGTAAGACCATCCAAATAATCTGTAATCGCTTTTGCGACATCATTAAGATTATGAGGTGCCCAATTACATGCCATGGCAACCCCAATACCAGTATTAGGATTACAGAGTAGATTAGGAAAGGCAGAAGGGAGAGTAACAGGCTCTTCAAGAGTTTCATCATAATTAGGTATAAAATCTACATTATTTTTCTTGATTTCATTTAACATTCCATCTTCTGCTATTTTACTAAGGCGGGCTTCGGTATAACGAGCGGCAGCTGGTCCATCACCTGCAATATTTCCATTATTACCATGCCAATCAATTAGAGGATATCTCATCACCCAAGATTGAGAAAGACGTACCATAGCTCCATAAATAGATGAATCTCCATGAGGATGATACTTACCCATTACATCACCAATGATTCTTGCGGCCTTCACATGAGGTTTAGATGATAATCTTTTCTCCTCAAATGCAGACCAGAGAATACGCTTAGCAACTGGCTTAAGTCCTGACTTAGCATCTGGAATTGCACGGTCGGTATTAACAGCAACCGCATATTCTATAAAATTTGTACTTAATTCTTTTGTTAAATCATTTTGCATTTTATTGACAATCCTTTATATAATTTTGTATAAATTCTTCATCTTTTTCTGTTATAATAACATCATCAGATGCATATAATAAAAAAGGAATCCCCTCCCAATGTCCTGAAGTAGCACATCTATGTAAGGGTTTTTTTAAAGCATGAAGAGCTTTAAATTCTAAAATAGCATCATAAGTAACTGGACCAAATTCGCTTACAACATAAGTTCCTTTTTTAATAGTTTTTGGAAAATGACATCTAATTTTAAGACAAGTTTTGTCTTCAGAAAGAAGGTCTTTTTCTTCAGGGCGATATTTATAGAAATGCTTATAATTAATATAATACTATTCTATTACTTTATAGTTTATTTCAGTAGATAACTCCCAATCCTCTATTTCATAATCATCTACAATTAAGTCTAAATCATTTGAAATATCATTATTATTAATAAAATCAAAGGGGTTTTCTTCCAATTTTTTAAACTCTTCTTCTGTAAGATCCAATGTACCTTCTAAGTGTCCATAACGAAGATGACCCATAAGATAATCCAAAGGGATATTAATTTTTACTACTTTCTTCTTCTGCATTATTTATTACCTCTTTTAAAATTTGTTCAGCAATTTCCGCAGCCGTATCTGGAGATAATTCCCAATTTTGATATTTTCTATGGCAATCAAAACAATAATTATCTTGATATTTGTCCCAATCTCCATATTTACAATTATCACAATAGCAATAAGATAGATTAGAGGTTAAAATATTTGTAATTTTTTCTTTAATTTCATTCTGCATTATATACAGCCTCCTTACTATGCTCTTTAATAAAAACTTTTCTAGGTTCAATTTTAGTTCCCATTAAATCTTCAAAAAGCATATCCGTTTCATCTATATCTTCAATAGTAATTTGTTTAATAATTCTATTATTAGGGTCGGTAAGAGTTTCTTCTGTTTCTTCAACAGACATTTCTCCTAAACCTTTCAATCGATTAATTGTAGTATATTTACCTGCATTAGTTTTACGGAATTCCTCAAGAGCTTCATCGTTCTTTAAGTATTTATATCCTTTGTTACCAGATAATGTAACTTTATAAAGAGGTGGTACTCCTGCATAAATATGCCCATAATAAAATAGCTCTGGACAGAAATTCCATGCAAAAGTATAAAATAGATTCTTAATATGTGCTCCATCAACGTCTGCATCTGACTCAATGATAATTTTACCATAACGCAATCTGTCAGGATCATAAATAACCTGCATTGCTTTAGGGTCAAAAGCCAAACCAAGTGCATCAATTATATTCATAATTTCTGCATTTTTTTGTATTTTTTCTGCGGTCGCTTTATGAGTATTAAGAATCTTACCGCGGACTGGCATTACAGCTTGGAACTCATTATTACGTGCTGTTTTAAGGTTTCCCGCAGCACTATCTCCCTCTACAATATAAAGTTCGCATTTACTTCTATCTGTACCATAGCAATCAGCTAATTTAGTATCAAACTTAAGAGCTTTTTCTTTTTTCTTACCTTGCTCTCTTGCGCGCTCTCGAGCTTTCTTTGCGGCTTCTCTAGCTTTCTTTGCAGTTAAAGCTTTGTCCGCAATAAATTTAATCTCATGCTCATTATTGTTTAACCAATAATTTAAGTTTTCCGCTAAAGCTGTATTAAAAGGTTTCATATCAATTTTAGTAATACGGCTCTTAACCTGTGCATCATATGCTACATTTGGAGCAGTAATATTAAAAACGATATACATACCTTCTTGAATATCATCACCTGTTAAATTTGCATCTCCAGCTTTAAGCCATCCCTTTTCTTTAAAGAATTTATTAAATTCTCTGGTGATAATAGTTTTAACCTGTGTAATATGAGGACCATTTTCGGTTAGACCAGTATTTACATATGGAACAATATTAAAAGAATAATTAGATGTATAAGTTAAAACTATATCCATCTTATTCTTACCTTCCTCAAAGTTCATTTCGAACCTAGAGTTAATAAGTTCTTTATCACCGACCGCCGCATCAACTAAATCATGTAGTCCTCTTGTAGATGTATAATCATATATCTTACCATTTTCTTCAAGATGGATAGTTAATCCAGGGCAAAGGCAAGCTATTGTTTTAAATAAATCGTGAACTTTTTTACTTTCTACTTCTGTATGAGTAAAAAATTCTTCTGAAGGTTGCCATTGGACACAGGTTCCACCTCTTTTTACGTCTTCAATAGCTTCTTTACTTTTTGGCTCTCCACTATATCGAACTTCAAAAACTCCTTCTTTAAAATGGATTTCTTCTCTTTGCATATCTCGATAAGTAGAAACTACTAACCAATGAGAAAGAAAAGTTGTAATTTTAGAACCAATACCAAATGAACCTAATGAAGTTCCTTCATAAGTTCCATCTTCTCTATACTTACCGGAAGTATTAAGAACACTAAAAGCAGCTTCAAGAATTGTTTTACCATCTTCTCTAAAGCTGTTTGGGATAAAACCTTGCCCATAATCTCTAACGCTTACTATATCTCCATTAATTATTACATCAATTCTATTACCATGCCCTAATCTAAATTCATCAATAGCATTAGATACTATCTCAATTAATAACTGAGTAGAATAAGTAGTATCTCCTGCATATACACCAGGCTTTAATCTGGTAAATTGAAGGGGGTCAAGTGATTCGATTGATTGTTCATTATATAAAGTTTTATCTATCATGTACCTTCCTCCACCAAATCTGCTAAATAAGTACCTAATATTTCAATCATTTCTTCTTTTGTTTTAAGACTAGTATGAGAAATATATCGAGGTATCATTAAAATTTCGATATTTTGTTTAATAAAAAAGTCACTTAACATTTTAAATACTGATTGTAAATTTTCAGAATCGCAACATGGTATGCCTTCCTCATCTACATCATAATAAAAAATCATGTATTTCTTTTCCATTTTAAACCTCTTTTCTTTTTATAAATAATTATATCATAAAATTTAAAAATTTGCAAATATTTTGGATGCTTTTGTTCATATGTGCAGTTGACTTGACAACTCTGAAAATTTTTTGTACAATATAAAAAACAGGAAAGACAAAAGTGGGTCTAGCTTTATTATCTATCCTATAAGACACAAAAAATGGGAAGTAACTTTCGTTACTTCCCATTTCTTTTATATTATCCTACTGCACCAAACGGTTCTCTTATTCGTTTGAAGAAATCAAAACACCAGTTTGAACCTCTACTCATAAGAATTCCTGTTATTATTTTTGCTACAATCGGATTCGCAGCCATTCCAAGTAAAGCAAAAAGATTTACGTTGAAACTAAAAGCAATTAAAAGACTAATTAAAATAGTAATTAATTGATAAATTCCTTTTGACTTATCTTCTGCCTTAAACATTTCTGCAATAGTTTTTCCATACTATGTTATGGCTTCAGTCAAAATAACTCCTGCAATAATTATTTCCATGATAATTTTCCTCCTTATCTATTATTAGGTTCAAAATCATTCGTTTCTAAACGATGTTCATAATCTTTTCTAATGCGTTCAATAGTAGCATCAGTTTGATGATTTAAAAACTAAGGATGTTCATCACAATACTGAAGATAGTTTGTAATATCTCTCATTATTTGATTATAACTATCTTTTGAGTGTTCCCATCCTTCAATAATTTCATCCATAAATTTAAGGATACGAATACGGCATCCCACTGCTGTTCTTTCATCAAGTTTAGTTTTTAATTCCTAAATTGATGCAAGAATTTTCTTTGAACAATCACTTTTTTTATCTTTACGTTCCAATAGAAATTGAATAAATCCCCATAGTGCGTTAGAACCTATTACAGCAATAATAACTGTTACAACTAATTCTAATTCTATTTTCATTTATTGCTTTCCTCCCCTTTATCTCAATTATTTTTTAATAATATAATCGGCATAGGCATATCCATACTTACCATTATATTTAATTAAATACCAGCTTCCTGTTTTGAAGCACACTCCAACTTCTGTACCTTTCTTTAGGGGACTGAAACTACATGTTTTTGCATTTAAAGAGGGTTGAAGTCTAATATTTAAAGGACTTGATTTGGTTTGAACAAGACCTTTCCATTTTACTGTATGTATATCATCTGCCACTGCAATAGTTTTTTCAACAGGTAAAGATGTTGAACTATAGTCAGGACGACAGAATTTAGTACCAGGTAATTTACTATTATAATAAGTTTTTTGACAAACGCCTCCGCCATTGTCAACGACTCCGCTTGCTCCACTTGTATTACCTTCAATAGTAGTAAACTGATCACCATTTACTGCTATTACTAAACCAGTATGAGCAAATGTCCTATTTCTCCAGAAGATTACTATATCACCAACTTCTGGATTAGCATGTTTTGTGAATAAATTACCCATTGTAGGACAATAGACATATGGGTAATGTTTTAATAATTCTTGGGCGCGGGCCTTGCCTAAAGCCTTCGTAAAAACCCAGGTTATAAAACCTGCACACCAAGGTTGTGCTTGATAGTTTTTATCACACCATTCTTTAATATCTCTCCAATACTTAGTATAGTTATTATAGCCAGCATTTGCTGTTTTACTATCAAGCTAACTATTTGATTTTTTCTCTAAATAGCCCAGCTCTTCTTTGGCTACATCAATTACTTTTTCTAGCTCTGATTTTTCTGCGGGTTTTGGTTGTTCTTGCTGTGGAGGCTTGATCTATGCAGCATTCATGTTGAAAACATCCATGACATAGCTCATGTCAACTCTGCCTTTAATGCCATCCACTGAACCGCTTGAAGTGTATTGCCACATTACTTGCTGTTCATAGTACTTGTTCTATGATACACCATACTCAGCTACCCATGTATTATGGCGGGCTGCCGCAGGAATCTAAGACATATCTAGATTATTATAGAGCCATGATCTAGAAGCATACACGCCACAAGGGACGCCCGCCGCAAGCAACTCCTAACAAATTACTTTAAGCATTTCAGTTCTCTTTGCTTTTGATAACTTATCAGAACGACCACTTTTATCACTTTGTACAACTTCAGAATCTAGAAAAACTGGCATACTAATTTTAGATACATCTACATTAGTAATAATGAATTTAGCCTACTAAACTGCCTCTTCTTTTGTTATAGAACATGGGAAGAAATATGGTGAATATGGTATGCCATACTTTTCACAGGCATCTCTATATTCTTTATATTTAGGGTCATATGTAATAATTCCAGTTTTACTACCCCTATATCCCATTCTAATAATTATTGGCAATCTAGTTTTTTGAAGAGCGTTCCAATCTGTAACTGTATTAAATTGACTTATATCAATAACTTGTTTCTTTGCCATTTGAATACCTCCTTACCATTTTGCGCTCTTTGAACCAAGAAGAGAGTTTATTTCATCTTGAATTAATTGACCATAACCTTTACCATATACTGTATCAATCCTTTTGATGCGTTCTTCATTTTTACCAAAATTAACTTGTCCATTAATAATTTGTTTTGCTAATTTTACTACTAAAGTCACTTCTCTACTTACAGTACCAGGACTATAATGAGCTCTGATTAAGTTTGTAACTCGAGTGTCTCCTGTTTTATATTTATTCATAAAGACATCTCTGATTACATTTACATCAGGTTCCTTAAGTTCTCTTTTTCCTTCGTATAAACAACTATAATTATAAATATTCTATGCTTTATAATAAATATAAACTTTTTTATCCATAGCTAAAATATTTATATCAGTAAAGCTATTTAATACTTGAATACCAGCTTCTTTACATCTTCTTGCTCCGTATAATGTAAAATCATTAGTACCGACTCCATCAGGTTCAAGGTCATTATACCAACAAACTTTTGCACCTATTGAGTATAATCCTCTAGCTTGAGAAGCAGTGCAATTATTTCCGTGGTGAGGAATTTTAAAGAACTTTACCTTAGCCCCGCATTTTTTAGCAAAATCATAAATTCTTTCTGGACCATCTCCGCTT